CTGTCGCGGCTCTCGAAATAGTAGTAGTGGTATTGGAAACCGCTGTAACGAAGGTATCATCGGGAATGCCATCGCCTTGCACGCGATTACCAACTGTAAGGCCAAGAGCCGCGCCGTTCGCCGTGGCAAGCGTAGTATTACTACTAAGCGTAACAGTCGCTGTATTAGAAAAACCTGTTGTATTGGCGGCCCGCGAAACATACAAAGCATTTCCATAAGAAAGGAAATTTGCGGCTGTATAAAACGTTTCGTAGTTGTCCGAGGTCGGTTTACCGAAGCGATTTGCGAGTGTATTTTCTGAATCTACAAGAACGAACTTTCCGACTGGTCCCCAACGAAATACTCCGCCAAAACCGCCGACCGTAGTCGCAAGTGCTGGAACAGTAGTTGTAAGATCAATTTCGGAAACATTGATTCCTGGGCTGACTTGAAACGCCATTGTTATCTCCCTTTAAAGGTTAGTCATGTAAGTTGCATTTACTTTATTTATAACTTCAAAAAATTAGGGTATTTGTTCATAAAACCCAAATTAATCGTATATTTAATTTGATACTAAAAGTTTCCTTCGAAAAAACCACGCTTTTGCGCTACCCAAAAATCATCTCTTGGTCCGCCGTCAAATAACGACTCATTGACTTCTTCGTCATGAGCATCATCACCTGTACTCATGAGACCGAATGGTAGCATCTGTTGCTCAAGCATCTTTTCGTTCTGCTCGTAAATTTGCATACGAATATCGATATTTGTAATCTCTTTCAGATACGGTTGTGTAGTCAACCAGGCAAAGAGAACACAACACATGGCCATGTCATCATTGCCGTCTTCTGCTTCGTAAGACTGATTTCCTTTCAGAGTGTTCTTGAGTGAAAAACGACTCAACTCATAGATAGTATCATAATCATAAATTAAAAACTTGTCACCCTCAACAAGAGTTTTCAATGTGGCACAACCAATTCTCTTGACTTGCTTTGATGTTTTGACTCCATAGTGTGTAGTGGTAGCAAAACCACCTGATAAACTTTGTCCTGTTCTACCATTATTCGCAGTCACCAGAACTCCATCATATTCAAGATCATAGTGTAAGATGTCCGCGACTTGCTGACCAATATCATTTGTTTCGACGAGAACGAGAGCATCATTATATTTGACTGCGGCACCGTAGATAATATTTGGATATATTAATGGAGATATTAGATTGTTTCGAAATGCTGCGACTTGACGATATGGCATCGTCGATACGTTGACGACAATAAAAGCAGAATAATCTGCTCCGGCTCCTCGAGCAGTATCAACCACGATAGCATAAATGGTATCTGGTTCTGGCTCTTCATAGATCTTGAGTCCACCGTCTGCCTGAGCAATCGGTTGTTTATAGACCATATTACGAAGCTTGGTAGGATGAATCAAAGTATTCGAAGAACCAAGGAACTCGCACTCGTATTCTTGTCTGAACTGATCTTCAGACGTATTGCTGATCGTCTGTTCTCTCCATGCTTCGTCACGGCCTGGAATCTGTGACCAGTGAACATCGACACGAGCATAAGCATTACGGCCTTCTTCTGACTCGGTCCAGATACGATAGAACATGTTCATGCCGTTCGGTGTCGAAGTAATCAGAACCTTCGAACTTTGACCAGATGAAATGGTAGGATAGACCGAAGCAAAGAATTCGTCTTGAATATTGGTCGGAACGAAGGCAAACTCGTCGAGGTAAACCATGTTCTGTGAAGTACCACGAATCGCAGAAGACGAAGTAGCTGAGGCAAGGATTTCAGATCCGTTCTCGAGCTTAATGTTACCCTTATTCCACTCAGTCACACCCATCTGAAGCCACTTCGGAAGATGCTCGAACATCAACTGAATACGACCAAGGATTTCTCTTGCCTGTCTATCTTTGTTAGCCAGAATAGCGATCGAGTATTCTTCGTTAAATACGATCTTCCAAAGCAAATAAGCGGCAACAGTCGTCGTCTTACCAACCTGACGAGGCATCTTACAGATGACAAATCGATTCTCTTCGAATGCAAGGATCATTTCCTTCTGGAATTCCCAGAGCGGGAACATGATCAAACCCTTGTCAATATTGACAATCTTACAGTAAGTTAAGATGAAGTAGATCGGATCCTCAGAGCACTTAATATACTCGGCAACTTGCTCTGGAGTATACTCGACCTTTGTGTCAGCTCTTTTTAATCGAGGATTACCTAAGTAATTTTCACTCGCCATCTTTATGCTGCTTTAGATATTTTTGTAACTCTGCAGTCGAACCAACAAAAAGATTGTTTGTGACTTGTTGTGGAGAAGCAGAAGGATCATCTTCCATCAATTTTTTCTTTTTGACTTGTAAATCCAAAAGATCTTTACTCGCTCCGACCATAGTGTTCATCATTCCAGCAAGTACTTCATATGCTCTTGGATGTTGACTTTGTTTTGCCACATCCATTAGATCGAAGAGAGCTTCTTGCCCTTTATTAATGACTTCCATCATATTCTCGCGAGCAAATTCAAAGTCAGCCGAGACTTGAGTACTCATCTTTTTTTCGATCACAGCTGGTAAGTTATCGCCGGCGGCGATGTTTAAAAATTTATCAAGTTCATTGCTCATTAGATATTCTCAGTAATTGTATTAATAATGGCATAGTCATCTGTACTTATAATATCTTCATACGAAATACTTAAAGCAGTGTTGGTAGTAGGTTCTCCGTTCGCGGTGAGTCCAGGACGTGAAGTCACTACTATCGTATTCGCTGTGCTATTAGTATTTCCGGTCGCGACATCTTCTGGAAATCTAAATACAGTTTCAGCGTGTTTAATTAGTTTTGATTTCTTCGATGGTCCGTACAACCAACCTTTCAATGTAAAGCTAAGTGTCCATATTAAAGCTCTTCTTTGTTCGAAGTTGCCTTCATATTGATCTTGAGAAGAGATACTATTTAGAACAATAGGAATATCTCGCGCGCTATCGACTTCTGGTACAACATTCACGCTTACGGTAAAAGCTGGTGTAAAGTAAGGTACGATCTGCTCTACGATACGCGTGCCATCTTCGGCATTCTTCACTAAGATGTTCATTTCGAACTGCATATCATATGGAACAGGTTGATATTGATACTTGACTTCGTCATCGGTGCCCGCGGTTGCAGATTGCTTCGTCAGCTTATTCAGAGTGTTTAACTTACGAGTAGGATCATATTCTAAAGTCGTCATTTCAAAAGAAATACGAGGAAGAATAATACCAACTTGATTATCGAGTCTCGGGCTTTGTTCGAGTCTCGAAAGTATTTTGTCTTTTGGACCGTACGTTAAAGGGACTTTCAGAGTCTGAAGTACTTCTCCAGTCGAGCTAAGTCGATTGATATAGATATCGTTGAAGACAGTACCAAATACAATGATGTATTTTCTTAAACTGTCATGATTCCATGTTCTTCCAAACATTATACTTGTCCTTCACTAAACGGATCTATCTGCGTCCAGTCAAGGATAGTGTCCCCGTCTGTTTCAAACTCGATATTATCTTCGAATGCATCTCCGGCTTGTGTGCCAAAATCATAGCTACCTTGTATGATTGGATTTCCTTCTTGAGTAATCAGAAGTAAATTGTCATTCGTCAAGATTCCAAAGGCATCGAGACTTAGACTGGAGTTTTTCTCAATGCTATCGATAGCTGTAATACCTGTATTCAACTTCTCGCTACCATACTCGAACATCTCACAAACAAGATCATACATCTGGATAGCGCCCATCTGATAAAAGACAGGAGTTTTGTTCACATACTTCACATACATTAAACGATCTGCCATTGCAAGATAAATCAGATCGCCTTCTTGAGGACGATCGATCATCTCAACGTTTCCGATCTCATTCATAAAGTTACGAACAGAGACAGTAAATGTGACTTGATCTCTGATTTCAAGACCAAACTTCGACAAGAATTGCCCGTCGCCTTCGTAACTTTCATAGCTACGAATATACATGTCAATTAAGTAATTACTGTTGTATTCTGATACTGCATCTTCTTCGTAGATTTCATCTTTGGCTACGAGTGTACGAGGACAATAGAATACATCATGACCATATATTTGAATAGACTCAAGAACCAGATCCTCGATTAAGATCTGCTCTTGACTATTTGTAAAGTTGTTAAAATAGAAATTGGTTGTCATAGGGTTAACCTATCATATCGAGAACCGGAAGGGAATAAGATGAAATCATTTCTTGTTCCATCTTAGTTCTTGCGTCGACCGCGTCATTGTAGATTTTCTCTCCGTTAAACTGTACTCCACCCGGTAAGGACATTCCAGTAAACTTTGTAAGATTCGAACCCCATTGTTCTTTAATCAAAGTCGTAGCATAGTTTTGAAGCCAACGATCGTTATAAGCATCTGTCCATGTTTCTGGATCTACAACTTCGTAAGCTTCGACGAGTAAGAATTCACCGACAGCAACTGTATTCCAATCCATATCAACATAAAGACGATCTTTGTGACGAGAATAACGAATAGGTTGTTTACCAACAAGAAGCTCAGTCATGAGTGCAAGATGTTCCATGACCATGTAGTATGGAACAAGAGATACGTTTGTCAAAGTATAAATATCATTCAGTGCGATCTGATAGCGAATATTAAAGAGGTCGTCAGAGCGAATCGAAGGATCACCCATCGAGAAGATGCTGACAGCACCAATGATATTCTCTGGAAGAGTGATATACTTGTTTGTTACGTCAGTTGACGTGATAGCATGCTTATAGTATATTCTCTCTGAACCATCGAAGTGATAGTCATACCAGTAACGAATTGCTTCATCGATGCGATCATCTACCTGATCATCGTCGACGTTAATCTCAATGACTGGTTTGCCGAGCTTCCGAAGGCAATACTCTTTAAATGTCGCTTTTGTAGTAGGAGTTGCCATCGAATACCTCTTTATTATATTTATGTGTCTAGCTATTTATAAGACGTATAAATACAACTAGTATAGCATGAGGACTTGAAATATTATGAATTTAGACTTGATGATTATTGATAACTTCTATATCAATCCAGACGCGGTCAGAGCCTTTGCTTTAACTCAAGACTTTGGCGTCATAGGTAACTATCCAGGAAAACGAACACCTTCATTCTTGACACAAGATGTCAAAGATTGCATTCAGCATTGGATGAATCCAGTCGGAAAGATTTCCAATTGGCACGAAGATTCCGGTTATACTGGTGCCTTTCAATACGCTACCGCTTTAGATCGAACGTGGATTCATTGCGATCATACAAGCATGTGGGCTGGTGTATGCTACTTGTCACCAGATGCTCCATATACCGCTGGCACTGCCATGTATCGGCACAAAGAAACAGGCGAATATCGGGCTCCAACAAACGAGCACGAAGCATATGACTATACCAAGTGGGATCGAATCGATGTTGTAGGCAACAAATACAATCGATTGATTCTTTATAGCGGTGACCTTTTCCATGCTAGCTTAGATTACTTTGGGAAAGATTTATATGATGGACGTCTTTTTCAGACATTCTTTTTTGACACGGAGCAAGTGAGATGAAAGTTTGTAAAGTAATATGGTCGACGAATCGACTCGAGTATTTAATTCCTACACTCAAATCTCAGCGTGATATGTTAGACTTTGAAGGTTGTGAAGTCGAAGGCATCTTTATCGATGATATGCCAAAAGGTCGCCACGATGGTACGATGTTCGAGTTAGCCAAAAGTTTTGGTTTTACCGAGATCTTCTTACATCAACAGAATATGGGTTTGCCATACGTATGGAATCGAACCTTCGAACTGCTGAGAGAACGAGATTATGACTACGTGTATCTATCAGAAGATGATGTGACGTTCAACTGTCCGATTCGAATGCTCGACATGACTCAGATCTTACATGATTATCGTAACGTTTCTCAAGTATGTTTGACAAGACAAAAATGGTATGATTTTGAAGAGGAAACTCAGGCTTATGAAACAGACATTACACTCGGAAAATATCGAGGAGAACTTTCTGAAGCATATTTTTGGAGTTTGGCAAGTGTTTTTCCGCGTGCCATAGTAGATCTTCCTCATACCGAATCAGTAGGCGAGAAGAACTTAAGTGAGTATGTCGTCGCGAAATCGTTGCAACAACTTGGCATGCAAACATGTAAGCTCAAGACCGAAGAAGGAAATAACATCGTCAATCATATCGGCGAGTATAGCATCGGCAAGCGAGCTGAGCCAGGAGATCCTCGCTACGAAGATTTTGCAGCATACGATCCTGAAACAAAGTACAGCTCGAAGCATGGAACAAAGTGGATGAAAGGCATATAATGAAAAACGCTAGAAAACATCTTAAAAAACATGGATATGTTCTCATCAAGAACTTTTTATCTGCAGAAGTAATTCAGATTTGTAAGTCTTTTATGGATGTTTCACAGGCTTCGAATATTAAGACTGTAGAAGCAAATCCTTATCTCATTGGCAATGTCGATCACTATCAACCTACTATCTTTGCTGATAGTATGCTGCTCGCATATAAGAATAAAGTGCAAGACATCTTTAATACTGAATTGATTCCTTCTTATGTATTTTTTAGGCAATATTATACCGATTCTGAACTCAAGATCCATCGAGATCGTTCTGTCTGTGAATTCTCAGCTACTATACTAATTGACAAAGACGGCGATCAGCCAACGTCTTTATGTTTCTGTGATGACGAACACGGATCAAATCCTGTAGAAGTCTTTATGGAAGAAGGAGATGCTATTATGTTTTATGGCACAACCGAATTTGACGGAAGATGGCATTATCGACCAAAGGTAGAACAAAAATCTATCACACAAGCCTTTTTACATTATGTTTCACCAGGAAATGTAGCACAATATGGTTTTCCACTTCCTGTTTATAGAGACTAATAGTTCCACTGATCCATATCAAAAAACTCTATGTCATTATTGTCTCTAATGTTTTCTAGAAACTGCTGTTGCAACTCAGGAATTAGATGATTTTCTAATGATCTGACCTTAAATTCATTCAGTTCATTTATTTTACCTTGACATATCTCTGATATGTTAGGCATTTCAAAAAAATCTAACATCAAATTAAACTTGTCTTTGTCTATTATATGAGACAAGGATGTTTCATAATGTTTGACGCCCCAAGATTCAAGTTTTGTTTTATATTGTCTACACAGTCTTTCAATCTCAAAGCAATACCATAAACAATATTGATAATCATGTGGATCCTGTAATGTGATTTTGATGGCATCTTTGTCATTTGGATTGACAGATGTTAAAGGCGACTTAGTCGGATCCCAACCAAAACTATACCAGCTTAAGGCAACATCTCTTGGATCACGGCGAAGCGTAATGACATTTGGTTTATAACCGTTATCGATAAACAACTCTAAGTTATTATCTTGGCATATAAGAGATACAGTATCAACATAGTATTCACAGTCTAAGTTTTCGATATATTCGATCTTAGACTTTATGAATCTGTTTTTTTCTGCCAACGATTTTCCGTAAATAGAAGAAAAACACTGCTCGATATTATCAGTACACACATAGTATGATTCATGTGCAATAGTATTTGGAATTTGATTAAATGCAGTGTATAAAAACGTAGAGCCCGATCTTCCTGGTGTTAATAAACACGTAAATTTAGGCACTTAACCACCAAATGTGTGTGTCAAATTCGAGATAGTCGTCGTAGCCTGGAGGTGATTCAATAGTATATGTGTGTATTGGATTTTTTACATAAAAATTATAATACAAAGTATGAGATCTTACCGGGCATCCGACAAGTACTGGTTTGAAATTATTTTCAACATACGAGAAGAGATCATCGTTATAGAATGGATCGCCCATTATGAATAAGTCATAGGCGTGGCTTGGTTGATAGTCAAAAACGCTTTGTTGAACCAATTCTATTTCAACGCCATTCGCTTCAGCATTGAGTTGCATGATTTCTATACTCGGTGTATAGTCATCGACTGCTATTACTCTTGCAGCGCCAGCCATTTTAGCTGCGATGGCTGCAATTCCAGATCCAGCTGCCATGTCAATGATTGTTTTGCCTTGAACTAATTGCGGATTATCAAGAATATATCTGGCAAGTGCCTTTCCGCCTACCCATGCGTATGCCCAACAAGGATATCTATCGGGATATACGATGTGATGTGCTGTATCACATAGATACAATTGTATCTCAGGCACAAAATCGACCGGCTGAAGTCTTACTAATTTTTCGTATTTGGTTAGTTCAGGCATTTACTTTTCCCACATATGTTGATATCGTGATACTAGCTTATTTATGAGTTCTGTCTTTTTAGTCAGATCTGGAATATAAAATGGATCTAACCATGGATGTTCTTCTTTGTCATAAAAACACGCAGTATCATTTAGTTCTAATATACGATTCGAAACAAACTCCATGGATATTGATATTCGCGGATTTGCATTTTTATTAGTAGATTTTTTCCCCCAATGTAATATCTGCGGATGCCATCCAAGCACATCTCCTGATTTGGCTTCAAGTATTTTTTTACTATTATCATAAAAATCTTCTTGCCAATTTGCATAATACGATTCGTCTGTATTATAAAAGTTAGGATCGTTTGCTATTGGCACGACACACATGCAACCATTCTCTGAAGTTGCATCTGTTAAAGGAATCCAGATAGTTAAAGTTTTTGGAAGACCGTCATCAAATGTACTATAATATCCGCCTTCTCGATGTATCTTCCAGCCTCTTTCTTCTTTCGATGGATCGATATGCCATGCCCACACTTCAGGAAGCCGATAATAATTTTCACCAAGAATAGATTTGATGTGTGCATCGATCTTGACCGTCAATAACCAAAACTCGTCGTATATAAAACACCATACTGGTTGCATATCAAGATCTTTTAACTTTTCAATGCATCGAGTCATTTCATCGAAAGGCAGATTCCATGAGTCAAATGGTATATGGAAATATCCGTCGTTAACTATTTTATCTTTGACATCTTCTATAGCAATTTCTGACGGTGTTGCCCAACGATCTATTTCTGCAATCGTAAGATTTGGACATAATTCTTTCCAAAATTGAATATCATGCATGGACTTCAATGTTCCCAGATATTGAAATTCTTGGAGAGTCTGTAGTATAAAATGGATATACGCTATGCTTCAGCATCGCCGGAAACATAATCATAGTTCCTTCCCATTGTTTATCAATATACAGCGGGGAATTTTCTTGTGTTCCTATAAACGAATTATAATAAAAATAAAATAAAGAAGTATCACGACTTTTTGCATTTTTAAAAGTGTTCAATTCTTCCTCTAAATCATACGGGATCTGTAACCATATAACCCAAGATGCTGCACCTTCATGATGATGCACGGGATTGAATTCATGTTTTTTCTGGACATTTATCCATGCTGTATCAGAAATATAATATTGGTTTGAAAGATGATAGTCAAATCTTTCTCTATATTCAATCCACATATTATTAATAATTTTTTCAAAATATGGATTTACTTTGATTTGATATTCACCAGCAATTTGACCTACTAAATGTTCATTATATGGGATCTTTTTTTCAGCATCTGCAAGTGCATCAGCTTTTATCTGCCTGAATATATCATTAGGTAGTTTTGTTTTTAATACCCCAGGATTTTTAAGTTTTATTTCTTCGTATAACATAGATTTAAGTCGCCGAAACACTTCTCTGCATATATTCTACAAATTCGGGAGGGCCCATTTGATACCATCTTCCGTCAACTTCAATGTTAGCACATATATTATGAGAAGACGTATACATATAGACCCAATTTAAGATTACAGAATCAATCTTCTGATGGCTTTCTGCGATATTCCAATAATTGTGTTGAAGATTATCACCCCAGCCTTTTTGCGTAATAATAACTTTTGATAAATCCGGTCTCATCCATTCTGGAATAAGTGTCGAATCATCTCTTAGCCATTCACATGCATATGCTTTACAAACACCTGGCCTTTTTTCATAAATAGTGCAACCCTCTCCACCTAAGTAGTGACACGGTCTTCCCTTATCCATAATTTTTCCGTAAATATCAGCATATAAAGTGCCCGTACAGCATTCTTTACAATCTCCACATTCTCTATTCCGTTTGAGATTCGGCACTGTCATTTGTTATTTCACCTTTATCATCTTGAATTTCTTCATTAACAATTATATTAGATTTAGTGTCTTCTTCAATTTCTTTATTAATAACGACGTGAGTTTCGCCTGGTATCAAAGGATAATTCATTTTACTGACTAATGCAGGATAGTCTCGACCGCGATCTTCGATCTTTTGATTAATGTAATCTACGCCAGAATATTTGTAGTAATCTATGAGAACGGATTCTTGAACATATTCAAGATAATCTGTCCACTGTTTAACAGATATTTTTACGCATTCTGAGTATTTATCCATACTAATAATAGGTTTATACCACTGTTTAGTAGTATACTCTCCGGATCCGGCGAAATGATATACTTTAACTTCAGTCGGCGCGTACATATAGTAACCGGCTTCAAATGATGTCATAGTAAGAAGCTGTTCTTCAGCATCAAAAAACGAAAGATGATTGATTCCTACATTTTGAAGCCATTCGACATGAGTAAAAAGATTGCCGGCAAAAAGATGTGCTGTAGGCATCACATCTGGTGTAGGAGGAACATGATGTCCATGTACTGCTAATATAGAATTTCTGTCCCACATAAAATATTTTGCATGTGTGGTAATTCCGTAAGCTTCTATATGTTTATACGGTTCAAACTTTTCAGTTAACGTATAAGTTTTAGTTCCACCGTCAATAATAACTTTCTTACTACCAGATTTCTTGACACCACGCTTATAGTCTTCTACAAGATATCGATCCCAGTTTTCATCGAACACCATATGACTGTCGATTTGATAAAAGAAATCCTCATCTCTTACATTCAGTGAGTTAACCTTTCTCGCCCAACCTACCCCGTCTGAATATTGTGGTTCGACTCTTTTATAAACAACATCCGGTCTTGCCACAAGTTCTGGATATAACTTCTCAAGCGAGTCTTTGTATACGATCTGTTCTAAGATCGAGTAAGTTGCTTCGTGTCTATTTGATTTGTTTTCAATTAAACTCTCAAGAGTATAATGTAAAAGTGGATCTCTATAAGAACAGATTGATACAAATATTTTCATTTTGACAACCTAAACACTTTCTTTAACATTTGAAACCTACGATAATATTGTTTATCATCACCGGGAATTTCATTATTCCATTTGTCTACTTGATCTTGTGATCCAGGCCCAAATCCAGCATTAAATTCTTTATTCCAGAACGGGATCACATGCAACAAAGGATCTCCAGCTTTGATATGTACCTCGCACTCACGCTTTGGAGCACAGATAAAATTGGCAGTATGAAACTTTTCATAATCAACAGATCCAGGTAATACCATCAAATCGTCTAAGAAGTCTGAATGATAAATCGCAGGTAATAACAAGGCTGTAATATTACCACGACCAAAAATAGCCCAAGGTGCTCCAAAATTAAGAGGAGTCAACGGAACACCATCTTCTGGTTCAAAGATCCCATCGATTACGTCTGCACCCATTACTCTACCTGGCAAATATCCGCGGGTTCCGCGTTCGTCAGATCCAATATAGTGAGCAACACCTGCTTTATTCGCTCTAATGTGAATATCAATCCATGCAGGAATAATATATCCCATCTCAGCATATTGAATCATACCGGGGCAGTGAGGCAACATATGCTTTTTGTATTTGTTTTTTTGATATTCAAATGTGCGCGGTTTGATATCAGCCGCTCTTACAACAGGATATGTCTGATAAGCAGTTCTACTGGTATCTACAAATTCAAGATCTTTTTTCTTTTTAAGAAAATTGAAAATCATTTTCTAGGTTCCCTCAATTCTTGTGTATAGACATGACGACGACTGTCTTGTGCTTTTTTGATATTATCAATGTGTTTAAATTCTTTAGTGGTCATTTCTCTGACGATTGGTTTAGATGGAATATCGCTTCTTTTAATAGGAAACACTACAACAAGTGGAGTTCCTGCTGGAATAATATCATCAAAGTTAGGAGTGTGCCAGATTGCAGGAAAATTGATTTCTTTAGGATATCTATCAGTGTCGACAAGACCTGACAAACACGTAAAGTCATTATCAAAATTATTAACTAATGGCATGATCATCGTAGAATAACCGGGCTTTGTTTTAATCACCCAATAGTTGATGAACTTTATTGGAGCTGCCGGAAATCCGGGCGCAGTCTTTTCACCAACTTGCTTGATATTATGAAACTCACAAATCTTTGTACCAGGAGGATTTGTCACCTCAATATGAGTGCGATCGTGATTAGAAATGAGATGTAGATCTGCTTGTAAAGGAATCACGTATCCTAATGTCATTGCATCTAGCATTGGCATACATTTCTTTGCAGACATTGATCGAGCACCAAACGTGTCTCTTTCATCAAGATCGACAGGAATTTTTTTAAACCAATCTGCTATATACTTTGCAGCCGGTTTTGGTTCAGGAATAACACCATGTTGTTCTGGATGGCAATAGAATTCCATCACCGGTTTTTTAAAGAAGTTAAACATTACGATTGCCTTTTTCCCATTACCCACATTACCAATGATTTTCTTTCACCAGAAATAACTGGTTTTACTCGATGCGGCATCCAAGATGCAAAGAAAACAATATCACCTTTTTTAGGTTTCACTACTTTAGTATCTTCAAAATTGCCATTATTGCAAACCTCGAGTTCACCACCTTCATACTCATCAGGATCAGAGAGCATCATCGTGGCAGAGATTTTACGCTGAAAGTTTTGCCAACCAAACTCAACATCCCAGTGCCAAGTGTAGTGTTGGTTAATATTGTATTTTGTGTATTGAAGAAGTTCAACACCTTTAATATCATACATAAATTGTTGATGATTTATGGTTGATGTGATTGCAGCAAGTCGTTCAAATAACCAATGGGAATGTTGATCGGGGTGAATCCATGCTATTTCAGAGTCTCTGACTTCTTTTTTAGCAACTGCATTCTCTGATCCTACTGTACCTTTTCCAAAGTTTTGGAGAGATTCCATATAAAGGATTTTGTCTACTTCTTCAGGTGTAAATCCACCTTCCCATATAGCAAAACACTCCAACGGCGCATTATATTTTTGAAAGTCAAAAGTCATTATATATTCCTCATTATATAAAAATTACGATACTACTATAGTTATATTACCCCCAGGAGCCACTGTCACAGGATATGTTGCGTTATCTGGATATGTATAATAGCTAACAAGTGTTTGACCTACCGGTGTTGCTGGAGTTCCTCCGGTCGCCGATCCGGGAGCTGTCACGCCGAGCGCTGATGATGAGGTACCGGCAACTGCCGGAGTATTTGGATTATATGTTGACGACGTTTGTCCAGTCGGAGCGTTATATGTTCCGGTCGAGGTTTGACCCGTTGGTGCATTATAAGTGCCTGTTGAGGTTTGACCCGTTGGTGCATTATAAGTGCCTGTTGATGTTTTTCCAGTTGGAGCATTATATGTTCCGGTCGATGTTTGGCCAGTTGGAGCATTGTATGTTGCTGTTGATGTTTGACCAGTTGGAGCATTATATGTTCCGGTCGATGTTTTTCCAGTTGGAGCATTATATGTTCCGGTCGATGTTTGGCCAGTTGGAGCATTGTATGAAGATAAAGTACCGCCGCTTGATGGATTAGTACCAGCAAATGTACCTCCACTTGATGGATTAGTACCAGCAAATGTACCTCCACTTGATGGATTAGTACCAGCAAATGTGCCGCCTGAAGGAGAATTATAACTTGCAACTGTACCTGGAGAAGGAGAGTTATAATTCAGATTACCAGCAGTTGGAGCATTATAGAACGGATTGCCTCCGGTACCCGCTTTGGCTTTATAGGGAGTATATCCAGCAATTGTTCCTGGGCTTGGAGCATTATATGAGCTCGCTGTTCCTGCGCTCTCTGGATTATATGTGCTCGCAGTTCCTGGAACAATTGGGTTAAAGTTAGAATTGCCTGGAACGACAGCATTATAGTTAGAAGTGCCCGGAACGACAGCATTATAGTTAGAAGTGCCCGGAACGACAGCATTATAGTTGGCAGTTCCAGGAACAAGTGGATTATAGTTTAGGTTTCCGGGAACAAGCGGATTATAGTTCAGATTGCCTGGAACTAGAGGATTATAGTTTAATGTTCCAGGAACAAGTGGATTATAGTTCAAGTTACCAGGAACGAGTGGGTTATAGTTAAGAGTACCAGGAACGAGTGGATTGTAGTTTAATGTTCCTGGAACAAGTGGATTATAGTTTAATGTTCCTGGTACAAGTGGATTATAGTTTAAGTTACCAGAAATGGCTGCTGTTCCGGTGCCACCTGCACCAGCAACGTTGATTACATTTCTACCGTAAGGGATTGCGATATTGCCTGGTGCATTAAACGTAGTCGTGCCGACACCACTTGCGCGCCAAGTTTTTTCGAGTGTAAATTTAGAACCTCCACCAATACCCATATCTTAGCTCGCATTCTTTACTGACAATGAAACAATGTAAGTATTGCCCGCATCGTACGTCATAATCGACCAGATATCGACAGCATTTGCAGTCGTTGTCGCAGGAGGCGAGACAGCACCCGCGTATTTAGTACCTGTCGGCCATGTAATGGTTCTTCCTCCGGTCGCATCTTGTTTGACTGCAAGTGTAGCAGAAACCATTCTTGTATTCGCTGGAATTCCAGATGGTGAGATTGTCGTGTTTCCAGTAAGTATTAGATCGAAGAAGTTTGCAGTCGAAAAGTCTAGTGTAAATGTACCAGTAACTGCCGTGTTTGACACTTCGTGTTCAGAGTAACCTGCTAACACTGGGCGAGTAATAAAATTGTTGGCCATTACTAAGTTTGCGGCAAGAGTAGAAATGCCTCCTACTTGTAAAGTGGTCGATACGTTAGCAAAACCCGTGATCGTAGTGTTACCGGCTGCGAGCGTGCCACCTATCGATAATTTATGGGCCGGTGCGGTGTTACCAATACCAGTGTTACCGTTAGTATCGATACGCATAGCTTCAGTGCCAGTTGAGCCCGTGCCCCAAGTGTGCGTTCCAATGCCTGTGACTTTATAATAAGATGCCCAAGCAGAGCCTCCGCCATAAATCGACCCGGCTTCAAAAATTGTTGACTCAACCGCAGCCCAGCGATTGCCGACAACAAGGCCATTTTCAGTATTGGCATCGGTGGCATTGATAATGCGCGCCGCCCAAGTATTAGTAGGGTAGTTTTCGGTAGCATTGCTGCCGCGTTTGACATGAAACAGTGATGCCGGAGAACTTGTACCAACACCGGTGTTACCACTTGCTATAATATAAACAGCGGTACCAAAGGTGGCTGTATTCGTTCCCACTTGTAATGTAGTCGATACGTTTGCAAAGCCAGTTGATGTAATGCCCGTTGAGTTGGCAATGAAGCTAGAACCGACAGTATGTGAAGCTGCATTGACTGCGCCTTGAAATAAACCACCAGTAAGACTTATTGTTCCAGTAGAATCATTTTGAGTTCCGTTGCCGATAGACAATACTGCAGCTTGCGAGCGAGAAATACCAACATCATTATTGAATTTTAACACTTGCCCGGCGGCGATGTTAATTGCGCCTGTTGTGTCAATTGAGTTGGCGGACAAAACAAACCTAGAAGTGGTATTACCTAATGTCTGCCCTGATGAGTTTGATGTAGGAACAATAGCAGTAGTATTAATTGTTAAACCAGTGGTTGTAAATGATGCAGCGTTAACAGTACCAGTGTGAAAAGCTCCAATCGTATTAGCAACAAAGGCTGTACCCACAGTTAACAATGCTGAGTTGACCGAAACTGAAGCATTCGCAAAGCCAGTAATAGTAGTATTACCGGCAGCGAGTGTTGTGACGCCTGATACTGCGCCACCGAGCGTAAGAGAACTTAAAGTGCCTACAGAGGTAAGAGACGATGCAAGAATTCCAGTACCTAAAGCTGTAGAGTTAGCAATAGTAGTAGTACCGATCTTATAGACTTTACCGGCCGCAAGATCGATATGTTCAGAAGAAGTCCAGCCGTCAGTTGCATCAACCCAGTTAAATGTCTTATCGGTGGCACCTTTCAGAGTAATACCACCACCGTCGGCAGTCACATCGGTCGGAGTAGTTACGTCAGCAAGCACAATGTTTTTATCTTCTACAACAAGATTTGTAGAATTTATATTGGTTGTAGTACCATTGATAGTAAGGTTACCAGAAACGGTAATATCACCAGTAATCGTCGTGTTACCTGCGGCAAGCGTCGTAATACCTGTTACGGCTTGTGCAGCACTTGTTGACTGAATCGTAGTCGTTCCAACAAACAATGAAGGTAATCGAGCAAAAGCTAATGTGCCATTGTTTGCATTCGAAGCATTGGCAGCAAAAATAGTCGCATTGGTATATGCTGCACCGGCATTTGCAACCATCGCAGTATTCGCTGTACCGATCTTTGTGTCAGTGTAGGATACTGAGTTTGTATATGCAGTAGTAGCGTTACCAGTAATTTGACCTTGTACTGTAGCTAATGAAGACCCGTCAAGATTCGTAGAGTTGTTTGCAGTGCCACTAAAGGTTGAACTATTCATTGTTGCGGTAACAGAAGAGTTGCCAAGAGTTAAAATAGCGGTCGTTGAATTTGAAGTAAGCGTAGCGCCAAATGAGGTTGCATTGATCGCGCTTATTTGTACGTTACCTGTTACGTTTGCAAAACCTGTAATTGTTGTATTACCGGCAGCAAGTGTCGTAACACCAGAAGCTGCACCTGCTAACGTAAGAGATGTGATTGATAAGGCTGAGTTCACATGAATGCCGGCAGTATTCACCGTAAGTGTCGAACCGGTCGTTACACCGAGTGTACCAGTTGATGTAATTGGACCACCAGAAAGACCGTTGGCAGTTGCGACAGATGTGACTGTTCCTCCGGCATTGTCATCAACTGCCCAGTATATCGAAGTACCATTTGAGTGTAATACTTGACCGGCAGTACCGATACCACCGTTCGCTTCAAGTCCGACTGCCGTACCGATAGCCACTTTGCTCGTGTTGGCAATGAAGCTAGAACCTACAGTGAGTGAAGCTGAGTTGACGCTGGTGCTGACATTCGCAAAGCCAGTAATAGTTGTATTACCGCCTGCTATTGTAGTGCCTACATTCAGGCCTGATTTAACGCGAAAGTTATTTGGTGTAGCCATCTGGTTCCCTATCCCTCAGATTTTATTCTATTTATACATTTATCAATGTTAAACGAATCGGCATGCTTTATAATATTACGCTAGCCCTATGGTGGCAGTCGATGTTTCTCTATCTAACGTAAGCACACCCTCGCAGACCATACTCCAGTCATTACCGGTTTTCTCCCCGCGACAAGGCACGTTAATCTCTACGTTCTTCGTCAAATACTCCTTGCCGTCCTCGAACACGCGCCATACGTGATCCATCGTACCGCGCCCCGGCTGACCACGAGTTTGATTATAGCGTATTTCGAAATGCGACATCAGATCACCTCTGCAGGCGCAAGACACGCGACTGGTGCCTTTGGCTGCACGGCGAGGTTAAAGTGAACGAAGCGGAACGGGTCCTTCGACGTATTGCGATTGAAGCTGTGCGCTAACCATGCCGGTGTGAACATCAACATCCCCGGTTCTGGAATAAAGTTAATCGCCGTGCTTGCAAGCGTTGCTTGGCTAGGATTAATTTGCGGCAAGTCGAGCATGACGCGTCCTGGACGAGGATCGTGAATGACAGCGGGTGAGCATCCTTCCGGCGTGTCAAGGAAATAGAAGCCAACAAGGAAGCTACCTCCGGCATGCGCGTGGTAATCCATCGATGCCGTTTGATAATGCTCTTGGCACCACATTTCAGTAAACCCAGTGCTAAAATTCTCCATAGCGTAGCCTTGGCTAGCTAAGATATTCCACGCCGTCTCGCCTACAAAGTTGGCAAACTCCTCGATGCGAGTGTCTTCCAACATATTGCCCGACATGAGGAGAGGATGTATTTTGTCCGGCTTAGCTTTGCCGTGAACTTGCTTGATGCTGTCCAATGCTATTGTCTTAACTACATCAAGAAACCGTGGCTGTTTAATAATATAGATGGGAGTTACAAAATAATGAAATTCTTCCAACGGAGCCACCATAGGTTCCGACACTTTCTTACGCGCCATAATTAATCCTTATATAATAGTATAACGACTTACCCAGTTACCGCTTTCATCCTTCTTAGGGAAGAGCGGAAATGCAGGTGTCATCGGATCGACGCTTTCAAGCACCCACAGCCTGTGGGCCTCAAGGCAGTCAAGCCAATACTGCTTTTGCGTAGCATCCTCTGTTTCATCCGCCGTTTGCTGGCATCGCTCCATGCGGAACTGTAACGCAAAATTGGCTCGGTCTATTGCTTCCTGCGCCAGTATTGCATCCTTGGCTGCGCGCTCTTCATCAGTCATAGCGCGAACAGAATGCACGTCCTTTACTATGCCATCAAACCACTGGTAGGCCACACCTTCGTACACCTCATAAGTGTCCGGCACAGGGGCATCGACGCGGATGAATTTGGCAAACGTGTCTGGCAAGTTCTCCATATCCACGTCGGGAAACGCCTCACGGAAGTTGTCCGCAAATATCGGGTGCTCATGCGGCTGTCCGTCACGGATTTGAATGTAGAGTTCGAGATCAGTGTGTTCCATTTATAGGTCCCCTGTATTAGTCGATGGGAAGGAACGTGTTGTACCAGGGTAGATAATGCGAACTGCGCCTCCTGAGGCAACATAGACTGCATTGCAACCAGCGCCGCCACCGCCGTATGCTCCCCCATTTCTGACATTTGCAGAAGCGCCGCCAGACCCACCACCGCCGTTAGCAGCGCCGTTTGTTCCTTGCCCAAGTATGCCTACGCCGCCACCACCTACGTTATAGGGATTGCCCCCGCCGCCGCCGCCGCCGCCAGAGCCAGCAACACTGGGGGTATTAGTACAGCCGTTTGGTGGGGGGGTTCGACCGCCACCAAAGCCACCAACGCCAGCATAGCCGCCAGCACCACCACCACCGCCGTTGTTATTATTATAGCCACACGCAGTATATCCGCCAATACCACCCTTACCACCAGCATAAGATGCCGTAAATGTACCTGTGGCAGTGCCCCCATCGCCACCAGTACTACCGCTGCCCACTCCGCCTAGCCCTGCCGTAAATATATGCGCGGCCGCGCAGTCGTTAACAGTACTGCTACCACCAGAGGTGATTACAATCTGCAACGAGGATCGGGCTGAAACATCATAGTTATTGAGGTAGGCCAGCGCACCTCCACCGCCACCACCGCCGCCAAAGCCACACCAGCACACGCCGATCTCACCAACGTAAAAACTAGCTGCTCCGGGTCTACCGGAACCAACGGCAACAATGGATACGCTAGTAACCCCGGCTGGCTTAACCCATGTATATGTACCCGCAGTGGTGTAGGCATCTTGGCCAGTTACTACGCTAACGCCTACACCCAACAATCCAGCAAAGATACCAGTCATTAAGTAACTCCTGCTCCGGAAACGACCCAAGTCGTACTAGCAACCTTTACGCAAGTCGCAAGGCCGCGTTGGGCCAATGTGCGTGAACCAGTGGTGGCTGTGCCAGCAAGATAAATGGTGTCAGTCGTGATGCTGATCGTCTGACTGGATGCGCTGTTATTATAGATAACGATCGTCGATCCAAGTGGGAACGCCACGTTGGCGTTTGCTGGAATTACTACGCCGCCTGTCGTGGTATTGATCATTTTACCCATGTCAGTCAATATTAACCCATAAGCTGCAGTCTTGGCGTTTTGCGGCAGTCCTTTGTAGCCAACTGCGTCAGCGACATCGGACGACACAATGCCGCCAGTATTCGAAATTGAGAGGCCAGCGCCGCCAAAGCCTACGCCCTTTTGGATTTTAAAAGTATCATCAGTCTGAGAACCAATCGACCACCACTGTTCACCACCTGTCGAGTTACTTGATGCCATCAGTGCTAGAGCATTAACTGAGTTAGCCTGTGGAGAGAATTGCAAGAATCTACCGTTGCCACCTTGGACTGACTTGATATGCAATGTTGCATCCACCCCACCGGAATTATTACCGACTTGTAAAGTTGAAGCGAATGTTCCAGTAGAAGTAGCATTAATAAAACCAGTAATTGTGGTATTGCCGGCAGCAAGAGTCGTAATTCCAGATGCAGCACCGGCGATAGTTAGTGACGAACCCCCTTGGATAGTTGTGGTTACGTTGGCAAAGCCGGTAATCGTAGTGTTACCGGCAGCGAGTGTTGTAATACCTGATGCCGCTCCGGCAGCTACGAGAGATGAAACGGCGAGTGGTTGAGAGTTTGTTGACCAACGATCATTAGTTTCATCCCACATAAACTGAACATTTGCGGAAGTGCCACGCATGATTTCGAGACCAGCGTTTTCGGTGGGTGGATTAGCGCCGAGATCTGCATTCAATGTAACAATATTATCGCCAACATCGAGCGTTGTAGTGTTCACATAAGTTCTTGTACCAGAAACTGTCAGGTTGCCAGATAGAGTAAGATCGGTAATTGATAATGCGGAGTTCACGTGAATACCAGTGGTATTGACTGTGAGTGTTGGCCCAGCAGTTACTCCGATTGTGCCACTAGTTGTAATCGTTCCACCAGAAAGACCATTGGCTGTCGCGACAGAAGTTACGCCTCCGCCGGTAGCTCCTTGTGCACCTTGAGCTCCAGTAGCACCTTGTGCACCAGTTGCACCTTGAGCTCCGGAAACGAGAGCACCACCGCTTAAAGTTGTGACTTGAACAACATCTGCACTCACAACATTCGCTGTAAGCGTAATGACTGTAGTATTCGTTGTATTATAATCTATTCCCGAAATCTGCCGAGAACCATTGATAAAAACGCTTTCAAGTCCAATGGTGTATACTAGAGTGTTCGCTGTATCGTCTGCTCCGGTAATAATTGTAGTATTCGATGTTGCAGTAAACGTATAGGTATTCATCGTAGCAGAATTTGAAGCTACACCTTGAGCACCAGTTGCACCTTGAGCGCCTTGGGCTCCAGTGGAGCCTTGTGCGCCTTGAAGTCCCTGCGCGCCTTGTGCGCCAGTTGCACCCTGTGCACCAGTAGTACCAGCTGTACCTTGAGCACCAGTAGTTCCTTGAGCACCTGTAGCACCTTGAGCACCAGTAGTTCCTTGAGCACCTTGAGCACCAGTTGCGCCCTGGGCACCTTGAGCTCCTTGAGGACCCACAGCTGAAGACCAATATGCAGCTGTTCCATTTGATGCTAGAACTTGACCTGCTGTACCAAAGCCACCGTTAGCTGAAAGACCTACAGAGCCTAAAACTACGTTGCCAGAGAATGTAGAGATGCCTGCTACGGCAAGAGTAGATGATACGTTAGCAAAACCTGTAATCGTTGTATTACCAGCAGCAAGTGTCGTGATACCAGAAGCGGCACCATTTGCTACGAGAGATGAGGTTGCGAGTGGCTGGTCATTAGTCGACCAACGATCGTTAGTTTCATCCCAAAGAAACTGAACATTTGCAGAAGTACCGCGCATGATCTCGAGACCAGCATTTTCTGTAGGAGGATTAGCTCCAAGATCTGCATTCAGAGTGATAATATTATCACCAACATCGAGCGTTGTGGTGTTGACATATGTTCTTGTACCAGAAACTGTAAGATTTCCGGATAGCGTCATATTTACGAAAGTTGGAGAATCACTAGTTCGAACGTCTTGATTCATCCTGTGCGGAAGACGAGCTTCAGCTAATGTGCCGCTGTTTGCATTCGAAGCATTCGCTGCAAAGATAGTCGCATTCGTATACGCTGCTCCAGCATTCGCTACCATTGCAGTGTTAGCAGTTCCGATCTTCGTATCGGTGTAACTCACAGCATTCGTATAAGCAGTCGCAGCATTTCCTGTAATAGCACTATTCGATGTTAGAATTTTACCATCTGTGTATGATACGGCATTCGTATAAGCAGCACCTGCAGCGGTTAATGCAGTATTGGCATTTGTATTGGCGGTGATAGCCGCATCGTATGCTGTTTTGACATTGTTAGCGACTGGAACTAATGTAATTGAAGTATTATTGACAGCGTCGACAGTAGGAAGTCGAGCAAATGCTACCGTACCCGATGTCAGATTGCTGGCATTCGCTGCAATTGCAATGGCATTTGTATAGGCTGCTCCGGCATTTGCAACCATTGCGGTATTGGCAGTTCCGATTTTAGTATCAGTATAAGATACTGCGTTAGTATATGCCGTAGCAGCATTTCCTGTAATGGCAGTATTTGCTGTTCCAATCTTCGTATCGGTATATGATACAGCATTCGTGTAAGCAGTCGCCGCATTTCCTGTAATTTGGCCTTGAACAGTTGCAAGCGAAGATCCACCAAAATTCGTCGAGTTGTTTGCAGTACCGCTAAAGTTACTACCGTTGACAGTAGAGCTAATAGAAGAGTTACCAACTGTCAATGATAAGGTTGCAAGTGGTTGGTCATTAGTTGACCATCGATCGTTTGTTTCATCCCAAAGGAATTGAACGTTGGCGGAAGTGCCGCGCATAACTTCAATTCCGGCATTCTCAGTAGGAGGATTAGCTCCAAGATCTGCATTCAGAGTGACGATATTATCACCGACATCAAGTGTCGTTGTGTTCACATATGTTCTTGTGCCAGATACTGTGAGATTGCCAGAGAGTGTAAGATCGGAGATTGATAATGCTGAGTTGACATGAATGCCAGTCGTATTGACTGTCAGCGTCGGACCTGTTGTAACACCAATTGTGCCGGTAGATGTAATCGGTCCACCTGAAAGTCCATTTGCGGTCGCAACGCTAGTAACACCCGTGGCAGCAGCAGTCGTCCAATATGCAGCGGTACCATTCGATGAAAGAACGTGTCCTGCAGAACCAAATCCTCCATTTGCAGAAAGACCGGACGAGCCAAGAATTACGTTGCCTGAGAATGTAGTAATTCCAGCGACGGCAAGCGTTGATGTTACGTTCGCAAAGCCAGTAATCGTAGTATTGCCAGCGGCAAGTGTTGTGACACCTGTTACAGCACCGCCGAGTGTAAGAGAACTTAAAGTGCCTACCGAGGTTAAAGAAGATGCAAGAATTCCAGTACCTAAAGCTGTGGAGTTAGCAATAGTAGTGCCATTGATCCTATAAGTTTTGCCCGATGCAAGATCTAAATTTTCTGAAGAGGTCCAACTCGTAGTAGCATTTACCCAGTTAAATGTCTTATCGGTGGCACCTTTCAGAGTAATACCACCGCCATCCGCAGTCACCTCGGTTGGAGTAGTAACATCGGCAAGTATAATGTTTTTATCTTCTACAACAAGATTTGTAGAATTTATATTCGTTGTTGTTCCGTTGATGGTTAGATTACCAGAAACAGTGATATCACCGGTGATCGTAGTATTACCCGCAGCAAGTGTTGTGATGCCAGATGCTGCTCCAGTATAAGTTACGGTATTAGCATTGATCGTAACAAATGTATTAGAAAGTGTCGAACCGATATTGACATTGGTTGTTGAGCCTGCAGCACCACCTGTGCCAAGATTGATAGTCTTGGTGTTGCCGGAAGTAGTAGCGGCAGAAGCAATTTGGACTGTCTGATTTCTAGTGGACCGTCCAACAGTAATATCACCACTACCAGTGGCGTTCCCCATCGTGATTGTGCCAGTGGTACTTGGGGTTACTGTAAAGCTGGCAGTGCCGACAGTTACCACAAGCCCAGTAGTTGGTGCGCCAGTAATAGTTGTTACGCCACCAATATTCACATTTGCGCCACTAATATTTGTTGATGCAACAGCCACAATGTCATTATTACCAGGACTGTTTGCGGTTAATACTCCTTGAACGGAGATAGAGCCATTGGAGTAGATTCCCTCCGCACCCAATGCAAACTTACCATAAAGTGCACCACCACCACCAGTAATTACATTAGCACCCAAAATTGGCGCTTCAAAATAAGTGCCATAGATTGATAGAATTTGCGCCGTCGATACCGTTGCGTTATAAGTTTGAGATGCAAAACGATTTATATACACCGATCCGTTATTGCCTGGTGTAGTGTTATCTATGAAGGTTGCAGCACTTTGAATTAAATTGATACCATTTGCTCCCCAGTATGGAGCACTAATGGTAGGAGAGGATAATCTAGTAACACCCGTGATCGTAGTATTGCCAGCATCGAGTGTAGTGATACCAGAGACTGCTCCAGCAAATGTACCAGAGGTAGCAGATATATTATTAGCGATTGTAACATTATTACTTATTTTGTTAAACGTGAATCCTGCAGATCCATTGGAACTGGTAGAATCATTAAATTGTATCTGTGTATTTGATCCACCTACAACAGCAGCTGCACCTTGAGCACCTTGAGCGCCAGTAGCACCTTGAGCACCTTGTGCTCCGGTAACTCCTTGTGCACCTTGTAATCCTTGAGCACCTTGAGCGCCAGTGTCACCTTGAGCACCTTGAGCACCTGTAGAACCAGTTGTACCTTGAGCTCCAGCCGCACCTTGAGCACCTTGAGCGCCAGTAGCACCTTGAGCACCTTGGGCTCCAGTAGCACCTTGAGCACCTGTAGAACCAGTTGTACCTTGAGCGCCAGTAGCACCTTGAGCACCTTGAGCGCCAGTAGCACCTTGAGCACCTTGAGCTCCAGTAGAACCTTGTGGACCGGCAACCGATGAAGCTGCACCAGTGGCTCCTTGTGCACCTTGGGCACCCTGTGCGCCTTGAGCACCAGTAGCACCTTGAGCGCCGGTTGCTCCTTGGGCACCTTGAGAACCGAGAGTAAGTGAAGCACCATTTAAAGTTGTAACTTGAACAATATCACCGGCAATCGCATTCGCTGTAAGTGTGAGAACGGTAGTATTTGTTGTGTTATAGTCAACACCCGCAATCTGACGAGAGCCATTAATAAAGACGCTTTCAAGTCCGGCAGTATATATGAATGTATTTGAGGTATCGTCTAAACCTGTAAACACCGTAGTATTCGATGCCACAGTAAACGTATAGGTATTCATGGTAGCAGCATTTGCTGTACCACCTGGACCCCAATAAACTGCGGTTCCATTCGATGAAAGAACTTGTCCGCCTAATCCAGAAGATCCGTTGGCGACAACCGTAGTAACAGCAAGAGAAGAGAGATTTGAACCGACTTCGAAGATGGCATTGGCAGCATCTGAAGAGAAGACTTTACGATCAGTTAAGTTAACTGCAAATTCGCCGTTATCAATAAAGCCGGAATTTGCTACGTCAGTAGTATTAGCTGTACGACCAGAAATTGTCGTGCGCTTGAATTGAAACTTATTTGCCATTCTCAACCTCTATATAGAGCAACGAAGCGGTTATGTAACCCCTAATATTCTATTTATACAGAAGTATCTTCAGCTTTTTTGTTTTTATTTCCAAGTTTTTCAAGATCAACAATTTTTGCTTGAAGACTGGTCATGGCTTTATCAGCCATGACCAGTTTCGTTTCTAGCATTACGTTCTTACTTGTAAGATCATGTACACTCGCGAGTAATCGATTGATATACTCATTTACAAATTCAGCTTCCATAAATTAGAACGTGCCTCCGTCAAGATATCCGTATACTACCGATGTTCCGTTTGATTGCAGAACCTTACCATTTGTATTAGCTACAAGAATAGTAGCTGCTCCAGCGCCGTTACCTACAAGGATTGCACCAGCTGTGATAGTTGATAGACCAAGACCACCAGAAGCAACACCAAGAGGAGTCGAAAGACTCAATGTATTCGCAGTGATACCAACCGCGAGTGTCGAGTTCGCAGTAAGAGTAACGTTAGTCGCATTCGAAACCAAACCGCCTGAAGTCAGGAATGCCTGTAATGTAGCAGTCGTAAAGCTAGCGTTTGATGTATCAACAGTCGTGGTTGGCTCGACTGTTAATCCAGTAAAGAGCTTATAGATTCCGTCTGTAGCATCGCGGAAAAGACCAGTAAATTTAGATCCACTTGAGCCGAACTGACCATAAAGACCGATATCAAGAATGTCGGTTGTTGCGTTTCCGTTTGCAAGCTCGATCAGCGAATCTTGGACTGTCAGGTTGGTAGTATCGATTGTTGAAAGTGTACCGAGAACGGTCAGATTTCCTGAAAGAGAAAGATCTGTAATCGAGAGTGCAGAGTTAACGTGTAGTCCAGCCGAGTTCACGGTGAGTGTTGAACCAGTTGTAAGGCCAACTGCATCTGCAGTAACGTTAATGCCGTTAGCAGCACCAACATGAACACCTGTCGAGTTAGCTACAAGACCTGAACCGCCTACTACATTGATACCTGCTGCATCAACAGAAATACCATTCGCAGCCGCAGCAAAGACGCCCGAAGTGTTCGATACGATACCGTTATTTGCTACGACAGCAATTGTTGCTGCTCCACCTTCTGAAGAAGATGATCCAGAAATACCGTTACCGGCTGTAATAGTCGCAACATAGTTACCTGATGTACCTGAACCAAGAGCAACATCACCAGTTAATTGAGATGTAGCAATCGAAAGGTTAGCTGTATTAACATGCAGACCAGTAGAGTTACTTACAAGAGTAGCACCGGCTCGAACGTGTACACCAGTCGCATTTGCAACAATACCGCCATTTGCGCCAGCAAGAACGTTAACACCCGAAGAGTCAACCGAGATACCGTTAGCTGCTAAAACAATAATTGCGTCTGCAGAAACACCAATACCGTTAGCAGCACCAACATTTAGTGTAACATCACCAGATGTACCACCTCCTGTAAGACCATCGCCAGCAGCAACAGCAGTAATGTCTCCAACTTGTGGTGTTAACCAGTATACAGCTGTACCGTTCGATGCAAGAACTTGTCCTGCAGTACCAGTCGTACCATTCGCTGTCAGCGAGCTGTTCGCAACAATGCCACCATTGAATGTGACAACGTTAGCAAAGCTATGTGTGTTTGTCCAAGCGTAAGTTGAATTTACGTTGGTAGATACTGCGCCAGCCGCTTGCCAGAAAGTATTACCTCCAGCATCAACTGCAAGCATATAGCCAGCACCGGGTGAAGATGTACCGTTTGCTGTGATCGAGCGAACAGTAAGATTTGCAGTTTTTACAGCATCGATATAACCAGTGCCGTTAGCAACAAGTGCTTGGTTGGCGGTCAGTGTACCAGGATTAAACTTACCGGCAATGGTGATAGAAGCGCCATTCGAACCAATAAAGAGGTGATCTCCATTGGCTGTAAATGCTAATTCACCGTTAGCTAATACTGGTGCATCAGCTGTCGTTAACGACCTTTTAATTTGAATTAAGTTACCGGTCTCTACGGCCATGTTTTATTCCTTTTCCTTTAAAATGATCCGCCGTCGAGATCTACTGCTAGATCTGCGAATGACAGTTGTCTCACCTCATATTTATCATTTTGAGAATTGTAGATTAATGTAGCGCCATTCGTGACATCAACTGTTTTCACGTCAAGTATATTTTCAATGCTTCGTATTTCTTGTATTTGATTCTTGAGAGTAATAGGTGATTGTGCAGAAAGACTTCCGCCATTATTAGTAACATTAGCCCTTATTGTTGTAGCCGAAGATCTAATTTGACCTTGAATTGACATTATCTTGTCACTCCTGGTGTCACTGTGACGATGCCTTCAACAAGACGAGAAACTGTTCCGCTACCATCAGTCAACTCACAGTCATATACGTATCTTCCGGCAGTAATACCATTTGTGGTATTTGCTGACATCGAAAGAGCGACGACACCAGTCACAGCGGTAATCGAAACTGTAAATGCGGTTTGAGCGGTCGAAGTATAATGCTTACGTAGTTGTGCGGCACCTGTAAATCCTGTCAGATTTACGATGTTACCATTTTCATCTGTCACATCAATCGATGTAGAAAATGAAGTACCCTGATCGATTACTATGTTTGCTTTCAGTGCCATTTGTACTCTCTTTAAACGTTATTATTTACATCAATAATTAAAACAGATAATGTTTCATCGCTCGGAGTAATACCTGTTCCTGATAAATCTTCTAATACATAAGGTTTATTTAAATGTTTTTCAAAAAAACCAAAGTGACTAATTACAGCTTTCGCGGCTGGCGAATTTGGATTAATTACAGTAACTATACCAGCATAATCATTATCAACCAAATATTGACTAAATTTAGCTTGAAACTCTTCAGAGTACCACCAGGCCTTTGATCCATTAATATCACAACCATAAATTGGGTGTCTATGTAGCATGTATTGTTTACCATCATAAATCATGCTTGTATAACTAGCAATTGCAACTAAATATTCATCTACTTCATACTTAATAAGTGGATATCCATCTATATCATTGACTAATGCATTTTTTAATTGTTCTTCGCCCATTCGCTTACGTTCTTCGGATATATGTGTATATGCTTCACTGTATAATCTTTCTAACTCTTCTACAGTTACATCAGTAGAAACACACTTTGTTAACGTTATCATAAAATATCCTATGCTGTAATTGAAAATGTTTTTACTGCACCCGCACCTGTCCACGATGGAGCACCGCCTAGCAATAACCATGTAGTCTTTCCTGATGCAAAAGATGCCGAAAGCCCGCTTTCGGCACTATATACAAGAGAGTAAGTTTCAACAAAAGATGAGCTGTACAAAGTTACTGAGGTCCATCCAGCACTTCTTTGATCCCCTGTCACTACAAACAATGTTTGAGTATAAGTTCCACTTTTAAATGGTGTTACGCTTGTAGCAAACTCAACAAACTGTGACGAGCCACTTATTGTAGCAGTACTAACTGATCCTAGAGGAGCAAAACCTGAGTTTGTATCTCTCGCATATCCGCTTTTATAATTAGTTGCACTACTACTAAAAAAACCTTCTGTTAATGATGTAGTGAAAAAGGGTTTTTTCGGCACAACAAATCCACTAAACTGACTCATCCGTAACGGATCACCAGCTGTACCTGCGCCAACTGCATTAAAATCTGCAGTTGAGGGCACAATGCCTGCACCTTGCGCATAGGCAAGGAAACTAGTAGATACACCATAACCTTCATCGAAGAAAGCGGCCCGAATAAATCTTCTAGTCCCTAAACCGTCATCATTAAATCTCGCAGGATTGACTATAGTTACAGCCATTATTGATTCTCCAGCGCATCAACTTTAGTGCTTAACTCCTTGACAGCTTCAATCAGAACCGCAACAAGTCTTGCATATGCGACCATCTTGTAGTCGCCATTATCGCTCATTGCAATCAGTTCAGGCAATTCTTTTTCAACTTGCTGAGCAAGTAACCCAAGTTCAACTTTATCACCTTTGTATCCGAGAAGCTGTTGACCGAGTTCATTCCAAGTGTATCGAATACCGTCGAGACTGTTAACAATATCAAGCGCATTTGGTATATTCCCAATTACATTTTTGAGTGTATCATCAGATGCAACCACAAAGTCGGCCGCTTGTACATTACCATTGACGTAGACTAAACCAGTCGATTTAGTAAATGTAAAGTTTGCTGATCCATTTGCAAAGCCGGCATCGTTGAATTGAACCGTCGTACTTGAACCTGCGACTGGGCCGGCAGGTCCAGTTGCGCCAGTCGCACCGGTTGAACCAGTTGAACCTTGCGGACCTTGTGCTCCAGTAAGTCCCGTTGATCCTTGTGGTCCAGTTGGACCAGCAACAGTTGATGCTGCACCGGTTGCACCTTGAGCACCTGTTGCGCCTTGTGCACCTGTAGAACCGGCAGTTCCTTGCGGTCCTTGAGGACCAGCAACAGTTGATGCTGCTCCAGTTGCACCAGTGGCGCCTTGCGGGCCCTGTGCACCCGTAGAACCAGTCGATCCGGTTGCACCTGTTGCGCCGGTCGATCCTTGCGCACCAGTTGCGCCAGTGGTACCTTG